AATTTTGCATTCAGAATACCCTAGTTAATACGAAAGGCAGGCAAAGTATGAAAAATCGGTCAGTAATGCAACACCAGTTCTCAAGGGTTCCGCAAGCGAATATACCGCGTTCGGTATTTAATCGCTCTCACGGTTACAAAAGCGCATTTGATTCCGGGCTATTAATCCCTGTTCTATGCGATGAGGCCTTGCCCGGCGATACGTTTACAGTTGACGGTTCATTCTTCGCTCGTCTTAGTACCCCAACCGTTCCCATTATGGACAATATGACGCTTAGTGTATTCTACTTCGCTGTTCCTCTGCGTCTGATTTGGGATAACTTCATATACTTCATGGGTGAAAAAGTTAACCCGGATGATACGACGACCTATACTGTTCCGCAGGTCGTATCCAGTAGTTCAACTGGCTTCGTCGTCGGTTCTCTATTCGACTATTTCGGACTTCCAACTGGAGTCCAAGATTTATCCGTAAGTGCTTTCTGGTCAAGGGCTTACAACTTAATCTATAATCAATGGTTCCGGGCAGAACAACTAATTGATTCCGTTGTTGTAGATAAAGACAACGGTGCTGATGATCCGGCTGACTATGTTCTTCTGCGTCGTGGCAAACGTCATGATTATTTTACATCGTGCTTACCGTGGCCGCAGGCCGGCGACGCTGTCTCTCTACCGCTTGGCGATACTGCCCCCGTTGAAGGTATTGGAAAATTTAATACCGTATGGGGCGAAACAAATACTACAAACTATCAAACTGACGGAACGACAGGTGTCGTCTATCCTTCAAGCGTTAATATCGGAACAAATAATAACGAGATATTCCGCGTTCGTGAAGACGCTGATAACGTGGGTTATCCCGATATTCGCGTTAATCTAAATGACGCTACTGCCGCAACTATTAGTGATCTCCGCGAAGCGTTCCAACTTCAACGAATGTTAGAAAAAGAGGCACGCGGCGGCCAGAGATATACTGAACTCGTACGCTCTCACTTCGGGGTAGTCTCCCCTGATTCCCGCTTACAGCGTGCGGAATATCTCGGCGGCTCTGTCTCTCCCGTTCATATAACTCCTGTGCCGCAAACTTCTGTCTCTGCTACAACTCCGCAAGGCCATCTTGCCGCGTTCGGTACTGTTGCAGATAGCCGAACGGGCTTCTCAAAATCATTCACAGAACATTGCATAATACTCGGACTCGTATGCGTTGACGCTGACCTTACATATCAACAGGGTCTCCCAAGAATGTTCTCTCGTTTAACAAAATATGACTTCTACTGGCCGAGTCTCGCCCATTTGTCCGAACAACCCGTTTACAACCGCGAAATTTATTGCACTGCTGGTGTTGATGACGCTAAAATTTTCGGGTACCAAGAACGCTACGGCGAATATCGATATTTCCCGTCGCAAATCACATCAAAATTGAGATCAACCTATGCAACGTCTCTTGACGTATGGCACTTGTCGCAGGAATTCGCTTCTTTGCCAGAATTAGGCAAAGACTTTATCGAATCGAATCCTCCTCTTGCCCGTTGCGTTGCTGTAAATACTGAACCTCAATTCATCTTCGACGCGTATTTCAATATGAAATGCGTTCGACCTATGCCGACCTTTGGAGTGCCTGGTCTGATCGATCATTTCTAAATCGTGTTGTGCCGGGGGGAAACCCCCGGCCGACTAAAAAGGATAAAATGCCTAAAACAATTGATTATTTTCGCGAAAGACTAAAAGAACCTTCAACGCTCGGTGTTATAATCTCGCTTGGTCTCGGTCTTTTCGGCATTGATATAATGCCCGATCAAAAAAACGTTATATGCGGCGCTGTGATCTCGATTCTTTCATGCATTGGTATATTTACCAAAGAAAGGAAAAAATAAAATGGCCGGCGATTCTGATCCGTTAAGCGCTCTCATTGGCGCAGGTGCTATGCTTGGAAGTTCTGCTATGTCGATGAAAGCGTCAAAAGACGCTTCGAGCAAACAAGTACAAATGCAAGAAGCTACAAATCAAATGCAAATGAAACTTGCTAAAGATCAAATGGACTTTCAGGAGCGAATGTCTAATACATCACATCAGCGGGAAGTTGATGATCTCCGTAAAGCCGGACTTAATCCTATACTCTCAGCTAATTCCGGGGCTTCTTCTCCTGCTGGTGCTATGGCTGTCTTACGCTCTCCCGGCGAGGGCTATGCTCAAAACAAAAATCAGGCTATTGCTATGGCGGCAAATGCCGCGGCAACCGTTTCTAATTTAATTCTGAATCGGGAAGCCATAAAAACACAAAAAACTCAACAAGCATTAAATTCTGCGGCAGCTTTAAAAACTACTGCCGAAGCTGAGACTGCTAATGTCGAAGCTAAAAATGCCCCGTGGACTGTTCCGCTTCGCGCTATTGCAGGCGCGATTGGAAATGCTGCCTCGCCTATTGGCGGTATTCTAACGTGGCTACGAGCTAAGGATATGGATGAAAAACAAAAATCCGGTTTAGCGGCTCAAATGGGAAGGACTCCACGCCCTAATATAATCGAAAGGAAAAAATAAAATGTTCAGAAAACGCGCTCACAAAAGAAGTGATAGAAAATTATTTACTCGTACTGCTTCTCGGATTCACAGAAAAAATCTTGCTATGCCTATGCGTGGCGGTTTCAGAATCTAAAAAACTTGGGGGAAAAAATGCCATGTTTCAAACCGTTAATAGGGTTTATGGCGCGAGACCCAAACCCAAGTGGAAAACATTCAATAGTATTCTCTAACCAAAAAGGCTATGATGATCTCCCTGTTCAAGTTCCTTGTGGTCGGTGTGTGGGCTGCCGCCTTGATTACTCTCGTATGTGGGCGTTGCGGTGTTGCCACGAAGCGTCTCTACATGATTCAAGTTGCTTCGTTACTCTCACTTATAATGATGACAATTTACCTACTTCTTGCTCTATCAATAAACGGGTAATGCAACTATTTATCAAACGGCTCCGAAAAAAATTCAATAATGTCAAAATAAAATATTTTCTTGCTGGTGAATATGGTGATCAAAACGGCCGACCTCATTATCACTTATTACTGTTTGGCCTTGACTTTCCTGATAAAAAACCAATACATTATCTCAATACTGGCTCTAACTTATATGCGTCCGAAATCTTAACCGAATTATGGCCATACGGCTTCTCAAGTATTGGTGATGTAAACTATGCAACAGCTTGCTATGTTGCTCGCTACTGCGTTAAAAAAATTACGGGCGATCTTGCGCCCGGACATTATAACGGGTTAACTCCCGAATTCGCTCTAATGTCAAAAGGATCTAAAAAAAATCCCGGTGGAATCGGCCTTCGTTGGCTCGATGAATTCTCGAACGATGTATTCTCTGTCGGTGGTATAGTAAACCAAGACGGGTATATAATAAAATCTCCGCGCTACTATGAAAAAAAATTGATCTTGCTAAATGAAAAAAAATATAATAAAATAAAAAAAGATAACTACAAAAAAATGCGGTTACAGAAAGGAGAAAATGTACCCCGTCGGTTAAAATCAAAAGAAACAATTGTACAAGCTCAACTAAACCTAGCACAACGAAAGGTCTAAAAATGAAACTAAATGTTTACTCTATCCGGGATATCAAAGCAGAAATCTACGGCAATCCATTCTATATGTCTCAAGACGGCCAGGCTCTGAGGGCCTTTGGCGATCTGGTAGGAGACGAAAAAACTTCTATAAGCAAACATCCGGAAGATTATCAACTATTTAAACTTGCTGAATATGATGATGTATCTGGTAAACATATCGCGCTTGACGCGCCAAAATATATGAGCCAAGGTTCTGACTGGACTAAACAAAATTAAAAAGAATGAGGGGGGCTAAAATGCCCCCCTCGTCGCATTAACAATGCGAAATAATAGGGGGTAAACTATGGCTGTGGAAATTACTAAAATCGGCGATCGTGTAAAAGTAGCAATCCATTGCAAAGGCGGTAAAACTCAACAGCAATTCGGTAAAGAAACAAATATAAATACAATTATGGCAAAAGCTGAAAAAAACGGGATGATACCGCCGCCAACTTCCCCTGCTCAATATGGCGACTTCTCCAATATCGGCGACTTCCAAACTGCCCAAAATTGTATAGTTGCAGCTACTCGGGCTTTTAATCGGTTGCCTGCGGCAATCCGTTCTAAATTCAACAATGACCCCGGTAAACTGATCGAATTCGTCAACGACCCCTCAAAACTCAAAGAAGCGGTCGAATTAAACTTATTACCTAAAAACATGCTTCCTATCGTTAAAGATGAAGATAGAAGCGATAAACCAATAGAAAAACCGGCAGAAAAACCGGCAGAAAAACCGGTTTAAGGGCGCACTTATATATATTACTTGATTATAAATGTGCGCACTGACACCAAAGGTGTCAAAAAACATGAAAAAGCATTTGCGTTTCAGGTTAAAAAAATGGGAAAACGACTCAAAAAACTGGCGAAATAAGCCAGAGTGTCAAAAACTAGGCCAAATTTTGCATTCAGAGTACCCTAGTTTATACGAAAGGCAGGCAAAGTATGAAAAATCGGTCAGTAATGCAACACCAGTTCTCAAGGGTTCCGCAAGCGAATATACCGCGTTCGGTATTTAA